GTTCACTTATGAGCCTACTGTTTCGGTATACTTCTAGTATACTGAGATAACCGCATGAGTAAAGAAACCCGAGAGGGTAATCTTGACTCAAGAGGCAATCCGGGGCCTTGCAATTGGTCCCGAAGAGCCCAAGGTATATCCTTAAAGCCTTCAAAGGGAAGCCTGGTATTAAACCAAGCTGACCTGAGGCGTAGGAATACAGATATGACCTTCTCGTCGAAGGCCCTGACGTATTTGGATACAGCTGTAGAATCTACAACTGCCCGAATATCTTCAGAAGAGGCACCAAGGTCAGCATAAAGCTGACGATTGGCATCTCTACTTAGTCCCATTAGGGAATACAAGACCTGCTCACGAACAGTCAACCCAGCCCCAAGCTTAACCATCTGTTCCAGATTCGAACCTGGAAAAGACCAATTAAGACCATAGGGATGGATGAAATCAGGGACATGTGCAAACACGTCAAGGATTTCAGACTGACGCCGAGTCAGTAGCATCCGTATCCGTGGTCCCAACCATCGGGCTAAGTCAATAAAATTGTCATCAGATACATCTCTCCACTTCAATTGTGGAAAGGTAGCATCTTTAACAATTACCTTACCAGCAAACTCAGAGAGTTTGTTGGAGGATATTGACTTCTCCTTAGAGTAGGGACATCCCAGTTGCTCCAGGCAATCGATATAGGCCTTAAACAAACTCTCGTTTAAGATAACCACATCATCACCCAGGACAAAGAAGTCATTGTCCCACTTCTGTCCAGGAGGAGAAACCCTTCTCCTTAAGGACTCAAGAAGTAGACCATGACTTAGGGTAAAACAAAAGAAAGAAGGATTAAAGCCCAAAGGCTGTCCTCGATTCCATTGAATATCCCCAATCTCACTGTACCAAATACTGTGACAAACGTCACAGAATAATGATACATAGGGATTGTCTTTTCCATAAATAGTTTCCAAAACTATTTGTTGCAACTGCCAAGGAAAGTAATCAGTTGCGCTGGATAAATCCAAAGAATGGACAAATTCACCGCGTGATAACTTTACTTGGATAGGAAGGAACGCACGGCTCTGATCATGAGTACAATCCCAAGGGAGTCGTTGTACAATGCACTTCAAAGACATCTTAAGTGGCTCACTAGCCACCTGAAATATCCTGAAGGGAGAAGCAATGCTTCTCAACTTGTAACCCGGCTCTTGAAGGAAGTGTACTTCACCCGCTGCCATCGGACCCATGTGAAGTGAACCAGGATATTGAGTAATCCTTGCGGAGAACTCATTAATATCAAGG